CTTTTTCCTGTTGATTCTCTTGTTCGAAATCCACGTTATAACCTATCCCATGACTATCAAATATATCTTCAATTCTTTGTTCCAAAGAGAAATCCTTGTGATCCACAACCAAACGCAAGTAATATCTGTCAAATTTCTTTGTTACGACATCATCTGCAAAGTAATTGTCACTTCGTTCTCTAGCGTATAATCCATAAGGTGGTTTGACTGGTTTTCTGAAACCACCATAGACAAAATTCCCTTTTGGGAATAATGCTTTTAAATCTGCAACAAGTTCCTGTCTTACGTTTGCCATTCTCCGATATCCTCTCTGATGTATAGTTCTATCATGTCGTTTGAAGGATACATACGATACACAACATAGGTCTGTCCGTTATATTCAATCAGTCTTTCATCATGGTAATCACCTTGAAAAACCTTGATTGTATATCTTGGCTTGATACCCATTTGATACCCTTTAAAAAATTCCTGCATGTATACTCCACTGACATTACAGAACACTTCTCTTTTCGTTGGCTCTCCCTCTTGTACGATTCCGTCTTCATCTACATAAGTGTTTTTTGAGATTAAATAACAGACATCATCCCACAAGGGATTCTGCCGGGTATATTCATAAGGCATTAGCTGTTATTCCTCTTTGACTTATCTATAAGCAAAGCCCTTAGTAGGTTTTTGTAGGCTTCGTACATAGCTTGTTTATAGTCAACGTTACCTGCTCCGAATTGAGATTTTACATAACAAACAGCCAAAGTCTTGATTTCTGACTCCGGCTGTTCTGCATTATATTTTATTTTTAATCTTTCAAGGTCATATAACATAGTGTTGATGTATGTTTGGATTTCGCTGTCGTAAGCATCTGTTTTAATTCTCAATGCTGTTTTGCAAGTGTTTAACATATCAACACCCGATTTCTACTCTATCCTTTTTTAACTCGTAAGAATCCGTTGTATTTGACTACGTTACCTGCTACAAATACGCTTGCTCGGTAAGCATCAATACCTTTACGGAAGTTCGTTCCGTCAGAATCGCTCATACGGATTTCCATTGGCGAGAATTGTACAGCCTTGTATGCGTTCAAATCACCATATGCCATTACAAAGCCACCTGCAGAAGCAGAGCTGAAATCATCAACGTTAGAATTGATGATGTATGGAATAGTGTTGATAGTCTGTCTTGCTAAGTCAATATCATAAGCAGGACCGGAATTATCACCTTTCTTCACTTCGCTGAAAGCTTTAAGCGTTTTCTTGTTTAAAATTAACACCTGTGGGCTTTCTACATCCTCGTCCCCACCATATGCAAAAATGATTTCGTTCAATGTATCTTCGTCAATAGCAGTGATAGTTAAGTCTTTTGCAGAATCGATAGCAACCGGTGTACCAAAGATACCCATGAATTCATTTGATCCAGAACCTTTGATTACTTGAGCGCTTAACACTTTACGTAACGCAATATTCATTCCACTTGTAATTTTTGATACATAGTCTGCTGCCGGAAGTTTACGTGTTTCTTCTGTGAAGCTTGCATATGCAGTAATCTTGACTTTAGTCATATCTGCGTAATCAAATACCGGTTCTGCTTCTGCATAATCTGCGCCTTCTTCAACGATTCCACCTTTTCCGTAACCTTTTAAGAATGCTTCGGAATAGCTTTCTCCATTTGGTAAGGATTCAATCCGGATCTTATCTACTAATGTGGATACTTCGTTGAATGTGTCGTTGATGTTATTTCCGTAATGCTTCGGAACAAGCAGGTCAGAAGAACCAACTGTGATAGAACGCTTTTCTAACAGGTCACGTTTTCTCTGTTCTGCTTTCTTCGAACGTGCTTCTGCATCCTTGTCACTCTGCCCTTTTACATCAACTGTTTCTTCTAAGCCTTTTGCGATCATGTCACGCATATTTGCTTTACGCTGTTCTGCGTTTGCTAAATCTGCGTTTCTTTCATTCAATGCGTCTACTTCTTTTCCCAATGATTCCAAGTCTGCATCTTCGTTTTCCATTTCTTTTGAAATGTCACGTAAACGAGCCTGTACTTGTTCATGGTTCAATACTTTGATTTCATCTAATGTCATTTTAACCCTCCGATTTTTAATGAAATTTCTAATTTTTTTCTTTGTCTTTCTCGTTTTAGCTTTTCATTCATTTCATCTTCTACAATCTGTTTTCTAGCTGTGATAGAAGTCTGATTGTTTGCAGGGATGCTCACTGCACTAACATCAAGGATTTCTCTAACTTTGGTAACAAAAAAAGTGCGTTTAGCACTGTCGTAATAATCTCCATTAACATCAATAAAGAATCTCCAAGACATTTTGGTTACCATTCCAGTTTGGATATCTTCGTACAGATCTCTAGCAGCCTGTGTCTTTCCGAGGTCTGCCCAGATGAACAATCCGTTTGCATCAATTTCCATGCCTAATGTCCCATTTGTCATCCTTGCAAAAACTCTGCCTTCATGGTCGTACTGCAGAATAACATCATCCATTTTCGCTTGTTCAAATGCTGTTGCAAGAATCTGCTCATATACAGGCTTTCCGTCTTCATCTCTGAATAATACGTATGGTTTCCATGTCGTTGCATAACCCTCAATGTAGTAATCTGATTCAATCCTCTTATTCGTTGTCGGAGCTGTCATTGTCAACTCTAACGAACGTTGCTTTGGTTTCGTCATTCTCATCCACCCCCTTTCCGGATTGTTCTGTCTGTGGTATGTATTCAGCCCGTATATATCTAATATCCCCGTCTGGGAGTGGTGGTAAGTTAAGTAGTTCTAAGGCTTGATTGACTGTGAACAGTCCTCTGTCAAAGAACTCTTTAGCAACATCAACCTTTGTTTTGTTGCTTGCGTACTGCAGTCGGTTCGAACTCATAAAGATTCCGTTTCCATTCACTAATTGATTAGGTGTATAGAACATACTTCCTATCACTTCTCCAATTTGGATAAAGAATGGTTCGATCTCTGATTCATAGAAAGCATTCCATGTGTCTTCTGTGTATTTGTTCTGCAATATATCTTCATTTATGTTCCAGTAGTTATAAGCAGAATTGTCAATTGCTTTCTTTTGGTCTGCATCCAACAAGATAGGTTTGTTCTCAATCGTTTTAAATGATTCGTATCTATCGTCATACAGAAAGATTCCGGATTTATTTCCATTCATGTTCAGTCTCTGTAATATATTCTGTTGTTCCTTGAAATCTTCATCATCAGCTACCTGCGAATTCAATTTACCCATGAAACGCAAGTTAGAGTTGTTATTAATAGCATCACTAGAAGATTCTTCCTGTGCTAACAGTAGGTTTGCTGTCGTATTAAATGCGCTGTTGCTTTCTCCGAAAAAATCGTTTTTGTACTGCATCCGTTTGATGTGCCCTACTTTGCGATATTCCATAGCTTGTTGTGTTCCGTCTCCGTATGTAAAGACTATGAACATTTCTCCGTCTGTTTCCCTTGCCACCAATTTGCAAAGGCTTGGCGCTACTGGATACAGCCCTTCTATTTCTCCGTACTTATCTAAGATAGGAACAATATAAGCGTTGTTCTCAATTTCGTAGATCGTTGCAATCCGGTAATAGAATTGACTTGGTGTCATAAACTCGTTTGGTCTTTTTGCTATGATCCGGTAAATCCGTTTTGCATGGTTTGAATTCATACGTACTACTGTTGGCTCTACTTTGCTACATTCAATAGCGATTCTGTGTACGATACCTCTTACTAAACTGATTTCATACAAGTCTTGATTAAAGGCTCCATTGATAGAGGGATAACCATTCAATGTGCACACAATAGATCCTGTGTTGTTCTTTTTATTGTGTTTAAATAAAATGTCAAATAATTTCACGTTATCACCTGCCTTTGTTTTCAATCTGCCATTTGTATTTTTCGTACCATTTCTGCCTTACTGTGTAGGCATCTATAACAGCAACAAATCCGTCAATGTGTTTCCTTTGCTCAATCTTCATTGGTCGTACTCGTTTATCTTCTGCAGTATGCTTTAAAGCTACGTTTGCAAAGTGGCTCTGTAATAATCCGTTTGTGCCGGTTCTTACTTTTCCGTCTGCTATCAATCCACCAAATTCATCAATGACCGGTGTTAAATTCGTTCCTTGAATGACATCATCCATTTTGTATCCCTTTTTATCCATTTCACTGACTAGATACTGTGCAGAATACCTGTCGTAACCAACAACGATAGGAATTATCTTGTACTGCTTCTTGATGCTTTCGTACCACGCTAAAACATCCTGGTACTGTACATAGTGTTCTCCACTTGTGCTTAAGAAACCTAAGTCAATGAATTTTTGATACTGTACTTTATCTCTATCTGTTAATTCCTTAACTTTGTCTTTAGGCATAAAAAAATGACAGAATATATAATCTATTCCGTCATGCTTGATAAGCAAAGATGCTGCTGTAAGGTCTGTTGTCTGCGAAAGGTCTATACCACCAAAAGCATAATGTCTTCTAAATTGTGATAGTTCCAGTCTTTCGCATTTTGTTTTTTCAATCATGCTTGCACTCAACCAGCTGCTTAAAGAGTTTTGTTTGATGTTGCAGTACTTCGTTAAAAACTCGGCTTTGTATGAAGGGCTTGCTTCTGCTTTTCGTGCTTCTTCCATGATAAATGATTCACTGACCGAAACACCCAGATTAGGTAAAGCCTTTCTTAATTCGTCCAGATCATTCCACTTATTTTCATTTTCAATCATGTAAAGCAAAGGGAATAGCCTTGATTCTTTAGATTTCCCCATAAGTACAGAAGTACTACGTAATATCAATTCATCATACAATCCGTCATCTATGTAGTTAGCAGTGCTTACAGCTAGATTGATTGGCTCTCGTCTTGCTCCTTCTGCTGACAACATAACGTTGTACATTTTCAAACCTTGTTCACCTTCCCATGCACCGAATTCATCAAATACTGCTACATGAGGATTGAATCCGTCTGATTTCTTACTGCTAAATGCAATTGGTTTAAGTGTTGCATTTTTGCTTGGGATATAAATATCGCTCCGTCTTCTCATCTTCCGTTTACTCAAGGAAGGAACAAGTTCAATCATTTTATAAGCAGTTTCATAAATGATTTTTGCCTGTTCTAGTTTTGGAGCGATATTATAAATTTGCATGCCCGGCTCGTTTTCTGTATAAGCTACTTTAACTTCTGTTGAGCTTGCCATTAAGGATTTGCCTTGTTTTCTTCCCATAGTCAAGACATATTCCCGGAAATGTCTCAATCCGTTTTCATCTACAAGACCGAACATGCAGGCATAAAAATATTTTTGCCATATTTCCAGTTTTAGGTTTTCTGTTTTACCTTCCACATGGTGACAAAACAATTCAATAAAGTTAATTGCGAGGTCTGCTTTTTTTGAATCGTAAAAGAAGTCTTTGTTTGCTAGTCCTTTTTCTACCATTGAAAAATTAGCCAGGATCCATTTATTAACAATTGCTTTGCCGGATTCTATATCGGCTTTATATTCATCAAGATACTTCATTTAAGAATTGTTCTAATGGATCGTTGACTTCTCCGGACGGATTTCCTAATTTATTCAATGCGTTTGGTGTGAATCCTAATTCCTTGAAGTACTTCATAGCTGATTCTTTCAACTGCAGGTCATTCATGTAATAAGGATTCTTCATAAGGTTTGTTGCTCCGGATTTGTTGGTAAACTCAATAACCATTTGCCGGTGCGTATAGCCTTGTTCTTTGCTTTGTGCTTCCCACTCATCAAGATTCGCTT